ATCGCCGTTATTGACGAAGATGGTTCAATCACAGGAACTGCAGGAGAAATAATAGAAACATTTGAAAGCGTTTCACAGGCGCATGACGCTAAAGACGCTTCAGGTAATTCAAACTACTATGCTGATGTAATTTACAGAACTAGTAAATATATCTATTGGATAGACCACATCGCTACTTTGTCAGATGGTGCTAGTAAATACGGCACAACTTTTGACAATACAGTTGGTGACGCTTTCGTAGTATCGAATACTTCACTCACTGGTGGAACAGATGACTTTGTTGCTACTAACGCTGAGTTTGCGACTGCATACGAAAAATTCAATGATGTAGAAAATGTAGAAGTATCTTTACTAATGTGCGGTCCTTCACAGACAAGTGCTGACGCTACTGGCGACACAAAAGCAACTGCTGTTATGGATGTTGCAACTGCAAGAAAAGATTGTGTGGCATTTATTTCACCTGCGAGAGCAGATGTTGTAGGCGTTGCAAACGCTGTTACACAAACACAAAATGTTGTAGGATTTGCTGATGGTTTACCATCATCAAGTTATGCTGTTATTGATAGTGGTTACAAATATATGTATGACAAATACTCTGATATATTCAGATTTGTACCATTAAACGGTGACATCGCTGGACTTTGTGCAAGAACAGACAATATCGCTGATCCTTTCTTCTCACCCGCTGGATTTAACAGAGGGCAGATTAGAGGTGCAGTAAAACTTGCTTTCAATCCAAATCAATCACAAAGAGATGAATTGTATAAGTCAAGAATTAATCCTGTAGTAGCATTCCCTGGTCAGGGAACTGTACTATTTGGCGATAAAACTGCTCAATCTAAACCAAGTGCTTTCGATAGAATTAATGTAAGAAGATTATTCATTACTCTAGAAAAAGCAATATCAACTGCTGCTAAGTTCCAACTCTTTGAGTTTAATGATGAATTTACAAGGGCTCAATTTAGAAATCTTGTAGAACCATTCCTAAGAGATGTACAAGGCAGACGAGGTATTACGGACTTTAGTGTTGTTTGTGATGATTCAAATAATACTGGAGACGTTATTGATAGAAACGAATTTAGGGCTGACATTTTTGTTAAACCTGCTCGTTCTATTAACTTCATTCAACTTAACTTTATTGCTACAAGAACAGGCGTTGCCTTTTCAGAAGTAGCAGGCGCATAGGAGGGATAAAAAATGGCAAATATAAATGACTTTAAAGCCCGACTAAAAGGCGGTGGTGCAAGAGCCAATCAGTTTAAGGTAACTTTACCTTTTCCTGGTTACTCAGCAGTTGGTGGAGAAACGGCCGACTTAGCATTCTTATGTAATGCTACATCAATACCTGGGCAAAATCTTGGTACTGTTCCTGTAAACTTTAGAGGAAGAATACTGAACCTAGTCGGTGATAGAACATTTAATCCATGGTCTATTACTGTGTTAAACGATACGGACTTCAAAATTTACAGAGGTCTAGAAAGATGGATGAACGGAATGAATAACATGACTGATAACGAGGGGTTAACTAATCCTTCAGATTATCAAGTTGATATATTCATTGACCATTTAGACAGAAACGGAAGTACTCTTAAATCTTATACTTTAAGAGGTGCATTCCCAACTGCTCTAGATGATATCGCACTAAACTATGGTACTAATAATGCTATTGAGGAGTTCGGTTGTTCATTTACATATCAGTATTTTGAAACAGATACTACTACATAATAACAAACAAGTTATAAGGAAAATATAATATGGTACAATTACTTGGCTTCCAAATAACACGACAAACTGACGATAAGGAGAAACCGGCGGAGGCCAAACAGGCCTTCACGGTTCCTTCTCCTGATGACGGTACAACAACTATATCTGCTGGCGGTTACTTTGGCCAATACTTGGATATGGAAGTTACTGCGAAGAATGATGTTGATTTAATTAAACGATATAGAGAAATTAGCCAACACCCAGAGTGTGATATGGCAATTGAAGATATCATTAATGAGGTTATAGTTTCAGATGAAAGAGACCAATCAGTCTCAATATCTTTAGATAAATTAGCAGTTTCAGAGAGTATCAAGTCAAAAATTCGTGATGAGTTTGACGAAGTTATGAAGTTATTAAACTTTGACGAAAAAGGTCACGATATATTTAGAAGATTTTATATTGATGGCCGTATATACTTTCATAAGGTCATAGACCCAAAAAGTCCACGAAGAGGCTTAACAGAACTACGATACATTGATCCACGAAAAATTAAAAAGGTTCGTGAGGTTACAAAGAAAAGAGATTCAAAAGGTAAAGGTGTTGAGATTATAGAAAAAACTGCCGAATGGTTTGTCTATAATGAAAAAGGAATATCATCAGCAAATTCAAATGCTGGTCTTAAAATTTCTGCTGACTCGATATCTTATGTTACATCAGGTGTAATCGACCAAACCAAGAATATGGTTATGGGTCATTTACATAAGGCAATTAAACCTGTTAATCAATTGAGAATGATTGAAGATGCTGTTGTTATTTACAGAATAGTAAGAGCACCCGAAAGAAGAATATTCTATGTTGATGTAGGTAATCTACCAAAAGTAAAAGCAGAATCTTATTTAAGAGATGTTATGGCAAGATATAGAAACAAACTTGTCTATGACGCTGCTACAGGTGAGATACGAGACGACAGAAAACATATGTCTATGCTTGAAGATTTTTGGTTACCTCGTAGAGAAGGTGCAAAAGGTACCGAAGTTACTACACTACAAGGTGGACAAAATCTTGGTGAGATTTCAGATGTACAATACTTTCAAAAGAAATTATACAAAGCATTGAATGTTCCTATTTCAAGAATGGAATCAGAAAATGGTTTCAATATGGGAAGAGCTGCTGAGATTACAAGAGACGAACTTAAATTTACGAAGTTTGTTCAGAGATTACGAAAACGATTTACACAGTTGTTTCATGATATACTTAAAACACAATTAGTTTTAAAAGGTATTATTACAATTGAAGATTGGTCAAGAATTAAAGAGCATATACAATATGACTATCTTAAAGATGGATATTTTTCTGAGTTAAAAAACGCTGAAATGCTTAGAGAAAGACTTAATCTTGTAAACGAAGTTAGTCCGTATATAGGTAAATACTTTTCTGTTGAATATATCAGAAAGAACGTATTAAGACAAAGTGATGATGACATTATCGAGATTGATGGTCAGATTCGCAACGAAATTAAACAAGGTATTATCGCAAATCCAGAAGGCGCACAAATGGAAGATGACGAAGATACTGATATAAATATAGGAGATAATTAATTATGTCAAATGATAATGTAAAAGCAATGGTTGATTCACTAGCAGACGGCGATAATATCGCAGCTCAAGACGCATTTAAAAATGCTCTATCAGATAAAATAGGTAGTGCTTTAGATGATAAAAGAATGACAGTTGCAAATGATTGGTTGAACGCAGCTCATGAAACAGAAGATTTAGATAATAATACTGTTTTGAGTGGTTCGGTTCAAGAGACAGAACCTACTGAACAAGAAGCAGAGGCACCTGTTGAAATAGACAATGACGAGGAACCAAATGAACAACCTGTCGTTTCAGAAGTTTAAAGGACAATTATCTGAACGAAGGTATAGTGGACCTGAAAAAGGTAAGGCGTATAATACATTATCGCCAAAGATGAAGGCTGCTGTAGATGATGTTTATAGTATGATTGATAAGACCTCTGACCCTCTTATAGGAAAAGTTGAAGGTATTATTAGTCAAGTGGCTAAAAAACATGGGATTAATGTGTCAAGTATAGAAAGATACATTGATAACGAAACAATAAAGTAAAGGAAATAAAAAATGGCAATTGCAACAAGAACGCTCAGAGATACAGTAGTAGAAGCTTCTGGTGGTGCGTCAGGTGGTAAAGTTACTGTTCTAGTAAACATGGACGATAACACTACTGCTAACTCAAACATATTAGACGCAAGTGGTTTATCAGGTCATGCTAATGGTGCAAAACTAGATATTACTAGAATATGGTGGTCTTTAGTACAAGGTACTGCTGATGATAATACAGGTCATGTACAGATACAATTTAAAGGTGCTTCAACAGATACTATCGCAATTCAACTTGCTGGTACAGGTCACTATGATGGTACTGCTGGTAAAATTACGAATAACGCAACGAATACAACAGCAACTTCAGGAGACCTAGAGTTAAGTGCTTTTGGAACTTCTGGTAGTGTAATTATCGAATTAAGAAAAGACGAATCATTTACTGCATAGTAGATAGGATTTTCTATGGCGATTACAAACACAGCTATTGTTGATACCGCTTCGAAGTATATTGTACAATCGAAGGGTATCAAGGATGAAACAGACCAAATAGTAGTTGACGCTGAAAAACTGGTTAGTGGCACAAACAAATCATTAGTAAATTTGATTGAGTGTCATTTTCAGATAAAAGGCACAGGCACTTTAAAGTTAAGTGCTGAAAGTGAAACAAATGATTTGAGTTTTACTGGAAATGGTAAATATGGATTACGACCTGACCAGTTAAAATTTGGGAATGATAAAATAATAAAATTAACAACTGATTCAAATGTTGAGAGTTATTTGTTAATTACAGAGTTTAGGAGAAAATAAAATGGCAGATGTAGTTACAACACAAACGATAGCAGATACCGTAGGTGTAAAAACAGTAGTCAAGATGACTAATATAAGTGATGGTTCAGGTGAAACACTTGTAACTAAAATGGATGCTAGTGCTTTGAATTTTATGTCAGAGGATGCTGAAAGAGTTATTTCAAAAATTTGGTGGGCAGTTAATACAACAAATGGTAAATCTGGTGTAGAGTTATTGTGGGCAGGTAGTGGAACAAGCTCTGCTAATGCAACGATAGGGTTTTTCTCTGGTCGTGGCTATCATGATTACTTTACTTCTGGTAACAGTATTCCTAATAATGCGACATTGACAGCAAATACATCTCCTGCAGGTGATATATTATTATCAACTAAAGGTTTCGTTGCAGGCGATAACTATACAATTATATTAGAAGTGAGATAATGGCAAAAAAGAATAAAGATTATTCAAAAGCAATTCTAGAAAGAATTATAGGAACGAAATCTAGAACTTATCTTGCAGATGAATTTAAAAGAGCATTTGCAGAAAAGTATGGAATAAAAAAAGAAGAAATGAAAAGAGAGGTTGTAGATAAAATTTACAACAATAAAGAAAAGGTGGAGAAATGAAACTAATTACAGAAACAATTGAGAGTATCGAAGTCTTAAAAGAAGATAGAGGCAACGGTAAAAAAGATTATAAGATTCGTGGTGTCTTTATGCAGGCTGATATCAAAAACCGTAATGGTCGAGTTTATCCAGTCCAAACTTTAGCAAAAGAAGTTGCACGATACACTAAAGAATTTATAAACAAGAAACGTGCTTTCGGTGAACTAGGACATCCTGACGGACCAACAGTTAACCTTGAAAGAGTTTCACACATGATTACTAGTCTTAAACCAGAAGGTAAAAACTTTATAGGCGAGGCTAAGATAATGGATACCCCTTATGGTAAAATCGTCAAGAATTTAATTGACGAAGGTGCTCAGTTAGGTGTATCTTCAAGAGGTATGGGTTCTATTCAACAAATGCAAGGAAGAAACATTGTTGGAAAAGACTTTTATCTTGCTACTGCAGCTGATATAGTTGCAGACCCATCGGCACCTGATGCTTTCGTAGAAGGTATAATGGAAGGCAGAGAGTGGGTATGGGACAACGGCGTACTGAAAAGTATGGAAGTTGAACAATATAAGGAAGAGATTGAACGAACTAAACGCAAAGAACTTGCCGAAGTAAAAGCAAATATCTTCAAAGACTTCTTATCAAAATTTTAAAACCTACGCAGCTAATTTAAAAAGCGTAGGGTTTAAGATGGTAAGATGTATAAATAATAGTAATAAGAAAAATTAATTAATTTTTAAATATTAAGGAGAGACCGAATGTCTGAAACCGAAGTAAAAAAAGAGTTAGATACGGTAGAAGAGCAAATTAAAAATGCGGCTAACAAAGACGCAGCTCCAGCTGAACCTAACCACCTTAAAAATGACGCAGAGGATCTTGGTGCTCCAGTTGTAAAACCAACTGACAGTAACCCAGACGCTACGAAAAAGGTATCTAAAGTATCGGACCAGGTTAATAAGGATGCGAAAGATGGATCTTTACCAAAAGACCAAAAACCATCTGCTATGAAGGAAGAAGAAGTAGAAGTAAAAGACGGCGTAGAAACTGTTGCTGAAACTGCTGCTGAATCTGAAATGGATATTGACCTATCTGATGATGTTAAGGCATTAGTTTCAACAGACGCTGACCTATCCGAGGAATTCAAGGAAAAGGCTGCGACTATTTTTGAAACTGCTGTTAAAACAAGAATACAAGAACAGGTTAAAGTACTAGAGGCTCAGTATGAAGAAAAACTTTCAAAAGAAACTGAAACAGTAAAAGAAGCTATGGTCGAAAAAGTTGACTCATATCTAAACTATGTTGTTGAAGAATGGATGAAAGAAAATGAATTAGCAGTAGAAAGAGGTATTCGTACTGAAATTGCTGAGGACTTCATTACTGGACTTAAATCTTTGTTTAAAGAACATTATATTGATGTTCCAGAAGAAAAGTACAATGTACTGGAAGACTTAACAAATCAATCAAAAGATTTAGAAGCTAAACTTAACGAACAGATTGAAAAGAATGTAAATCTGACGAAAGAAGTTTCTGAATTCCATAAGAGACAAGCAATTCTAGAAGTAACTGCTGATTTAGCAGAAACAGAAAAAGAAAAGTTTGTTTCTATGGCTGAAAATGTTGAGTATGATAGTGCTGAAAAGTTTAGAGAAAAGTTAGAAACTATTAAAGAATCTTACTTTCCTAAATCAAAAATAGAAGAAACGGCGTCTAAAGACGAAGTTGATTCTGTGGCGGCGAATGAGCCAGCTGTTGAAGCTAGTTCGGATGCTATGGCTGCATATACAGCCGCAATATCAAAAAACCTTAAGGCTTTATAGTTTTAATGTTTTGTTTAAATGTAAATAATAATAAGGAGAGATAAAAATGTATCTTACTGAAAACTTACAGGAAAAGTGGCAGCCAGTCCTAGAACATCCAGATTTGCCAAAAATCGAAGATGCTTATAAAAGAGCTGTAACTACTGTGATTTTAGAAAACCAAGAGAAATCAGTTAGGGAAGACCGAAGCTTTATGGCTGAGGCTGCACCTGCAAACGCAACTGGTTCATCTGTTGACAACTGGGATCCAGTATTAATATCACTAGTTAGAAGAGCTATGCCAAATCTTATCGCATACGATATTTGTGGTGTACAACCAATGACTGGTCCAACAGGTCTTATTTTCGCTATGAAATCAAGATTCGGTTCACAAGCTGGTGCAGAAGCACTATTTAATGAAGCTGATTCAGATTTCTCTGCTAGAGACGCTGCTGGCGACACAGGATCACCTGACGCACAATCAGGTACTAACCCTGCAACATTAAACGACTCACCATCTGCTGGAACTTACACAACTGGTTCTGGTATGACTACTGCTCAGGCAGAAACACTTGGTGATGGATCTGATGAGTTTGCTGAAATGGCTTTCTCAATCGACAAAGTAACTGTTACTGCAAAATCTAGAGCTCTAAAAGCAGAGTACACTATGGAACTTGCTCAAGACTTAAAAGCAAT